TGTCAGGCAGAGGCAGACTTTATGCTAAAGCATCGCAAAAACTATCATGTAGGAGACACTATCGGTCGATTTGAAGGTATAGGATACAGTGTTAATGGCAAAGTGCCGCTAACCTGTACTCCAGATAAAGAGATGAAACTAACCGGCGATGCTACAGCACAAGACGGTAACATTGTAACAAGAGTTAGGAGTTGGAGATGAATAATTATTGGTCTTGGATCGCGCTGTTTGGACTTCTTGTTTCGCCACTCTTTTTTATGATGTGTGATAGAAAATAATATTGGCAATGGACTCGTAGCTCAGTTGGTTAGAGCGTCCGACTCATAATCGGCAGGTCGAGTGTTCAAGTCACTCCGAGTCTACTTAGAACTGTTAGTGGGAGCAATGGAAATCGGTTTAGGGTAATTAACGATGACTGGTCAGACACAGACTGGTCATGCGCTGTATCTCTGGATTGGTGGAATCAAGCAGTCTGAGTGTCACGGGTCTGTGTTTGCGTTCGTACCACTCTCAGTTCTAAATTTCTAAAAAATTAAAGATTACCCATTGACATTCCGATATTGTATGGTATAATAGAGCCATACAACCAACCACTCTTTTAAGGAATTAAATATGAAGATGGCAACTGCCCCACAAGACGTTATGCTTCCAGAGTCTTTCGAGCAGCGTGACGTTGCTATCGGTGATGTAGCTTTTATTCTCGATATGTTTGCTGATAAAGTTTACAGCAACAAAGAACGTGCCGTTATCCGCGAGTTAGCATGTAACGCTCACGACTCTCACGTTATGGCTGGCACAACGGACGTTCCGTTCGATGTTCACCTACCTACCCAACTAGAACCTTGGTTCTGTATTCGTGACTACGGAACTGGTCTTAAAGACAATGAGATCGCAGAAATTTATGGTGCTATTGGGGTCAGCACCAAGCGCGATAGCAACGAGGTCATTGGTTGCTTCGGTATCGGCAGTCTATCGCCGTACTCTATGTGCGATAGTTTTACTGTTAAAAGTTATCTCAACGGCGAAGTGCGTACCTACCAGTGTATGCGTGACGAGAAGCGTCAACCAAAAGTTATCCCTCTTGGTGTAGCGTCAACCGACGAACCTAATGGTTTAGAGGTCAAGCTAACTGTCGGTGGCAAAGTGTCCGAGTTTGAGGTAGAAGCAGAACAGGTTTTCATGTTCTGGGAAGGTACGCTTCCAAGGATCAACAACCAACAAGTAATTAGAAGATGTAAGGAAATGCGTGATGCTTACGTTTTCAAAGGTGATGATTTTGGACTTACTCCTTGGTGGGGTAATATGTACGCTCTTATGGGCAACATCGCTTATAAGATTCCATCACAACTTGATGAGTTTGACATTGATGGTTACTTAAAGTTTGACCTCGGAGAGTTAGAGTTTGATACTGCTCGCGAGAACCTATCTATGACTGATAAAACCAAGGCAGCACTCAAAGCTAAGTTTGCTTCAGTAAAAGATAGTCTCAAAGATATTGCTATCGAGCAGATCAAAGAAAAGACCACACCTTTCGAGCAAGCAAAGTTAGCAGAAACGCTACGAGCAGGTCGTATTGGTCAATTCATCGGTCGTCAGAACCTAGATGAGTTTGTGTTACCAGAACCAAGCGAATCGGTGACATACTGGCAAGCAAAGTACCGTGGCAGCGAGAAGTATAAAACTGCCAGCATTACTACCACCGCTGACTATTACCTTGACAAGCCAAGGATGCAGACCCGTATTAAATCATACCTAAAAGATAAGAACAGTGGTTATACTATGTTTATCTTCAAGGATTTAGCACAAGCATTGGAGTGTAAGATTCCAGTAGAATTGCTAAAGGATTTAGATGATCTGCCAAAGGTTCATCGTACATCGTATGGTAGCGGTAATGTTAGCAAGTGTAAAACATTAAAGTTTGTTAAAGGTAATTACCGATATAATGACGCTGATTACTGGAACGAGTACGACCTTGAACTAGATGGTTCAGAGGTTGTCTATGTAGAAGTCAATCGTAACAAGGTAGTGTATGATGCTAGATATTTAGATTGTAACAGTCAGGTCAGGTCTACTATAGAAAGTTGCGAGAAGCATGTTGGTGACATTGAATTAGTTGGACTCAAGACCGCTTTCCTCAAGACCAAGGCATTTCGTGATGGTAACTTTATTCACCTACACGATTACCTAAAGCGAGAACTTGCTGCCAAAGCACCTAAAAGTTTCCATAAGTTTGATAGCGACCATCTTGACAGGATTCAAACTATCAACAGATACATCCAGCAAAATGAGGTTAGTGAGATCATCAACCTCGCACAATCCTGTAAGGATGTGTCTATTGCTGATTTTTGTGAAAAACTGGGTGTAAGTATTGATACTACAGAAGATACCTCGCTCCAAGATTTAATGGATAAGTTTAACGACAAGTATAGTATGCTTACACTTATCTACTCATATCGTATTGGTTCTGACAAAGAAATTATTGCAAAATATCTTGGCGGAAAAGTTAGATAATTTTTCAAGATTCCTCTTGACTTTTACCGATGCCTATGATATAATAAGAATGTGCGGGTGAGGCGGCGTTCAGGGTGTCGTCCAAACCATAACCCGATGAAGTTGGATTCCCGCCATTTTTCCTGCCAACCACAAGGAGATTTATATGAGCTTACCAAGACCAACCCCTTTGAGAAAGAAGGGTAAGATGATCCCAAAAGATGAGTTGATGTTTTGGGTGGAGAACAATGTAAAGACAGATGGTTTAGAGATCGTAAAGATTAGAGACACATACCTCTGGACTGTTGGAGATTACGAGCGTCATCGTCTTGATGTGTTTGATAAGTTCTACCCAGATGGCGAGGGTGAATTTTGTTGGACAAATCGTGTAGGTGATAAAAGTTTTTTCTTGCATTACAATACTCAAACCAAGACAATAACTGATAGAACAACTGGCCGTGTTGAAGTTAAGGATAAGCGCGCAGGTTTACAAGGGATTGCTAAAGGCGGAGAACGTATCGGTAAATCGTTTAGGTGATATTATGACTAAGAATGTAATTATTGAATTAGACGAAGATGGTTTTGTTGTGGCGGTTTATTGTCCAGATGAAACCTATGTGGTAAACGTGCTTGATCGTAATGAATGGAGAGATGATTGCGATGAGAGCATGGACAATTATTATCGAAGTCTTGAAGAAGAAATAGATAATTTAAAGAATTGCTATTGATGCTCTTGACATTTGACGATTAGTATAGTATAATAGGATCAAACACTTTCACTTTCTTTTAGCGAGGTTAAAATGCTTACTGCAATCAAGTCTAACGACAATCACTGGACTGTAACCCTTGGTGGTCAGCCATTTCAGTTCGATCATACACATCCACAATATGCGGGATTAGTAGAATGTACGCATACTGATGACGAGGATGAGTTTGTTCGTCTGTTTAATACTGGTCATGAGATCGAGAACTGGTCAGAAGGCGACTTTGAGTTTCGCGATGGTTTCCTCTACTTCGAGGACGAGCAGGTTGCTAGTCAGCCAACCAGTCGGGTCATTGAAATGATCCAGCAAGGTTTCCCTCATAAGCCAATGCTCAACTATTTGACAAATCTTTATGATAACGTCAGTGAGCGTGCGGTTCAAGAATCGTACACTTGGTCAAGCCATAAGGGTTTGCCGATCACCGATGACGGTATGATGGTTGGGTATAAAGGTGTGCGTCCTCATGCTGGCGAGACTATCAACGTAAAGAATGGCGAACTGAAAGATGGCGATCTCGTTGACATTTACACTGGTAAAACTTTCCGCAACAATGTTGGTGATGTATGCAGCATGAAGCGACGACAAGTTTGTGACGACCATACTCAGGGTTGTTCTAGTGGTTTGCATGTCGGCACTTACGAGTACGCCTGTGACTGGGCAGGCAACAGTGGCGTTGTCGTACTGGTTAAGTTTAACCCAAAGGATATTGTCAGTGTACCATCTGACTGTAACTGTCAGAAGATGCGAGTCAGCGAGTACGAAGTAGTAGCTGTTGCTCGCGAGCAACTCGAAGAAGCGGTCTACGGTTATCAGGTTGACTGCGATGATGAACACGATGAATACTTTAGCGAGTATGATGAAGCAGATTTCTAAACTGTGGTTGGTTTAGTGGGGGTGGAGAAATCTGCCCCCTTTCTTTTCTTTTTTCAAGGAGACTAAGTTATGAACGAAACTGTGTCAGACGTTGATTGGGAAATTAAACAGCTTGAAGCGGCTATTCAATACTACCAAAAGGGTGTAAGGGATGCGCTAACTATTGATGAAGCAGAAAAATATACGGCAACTATTATGAACCTAACTAACCAGATTAGACTGTTGAAAAGGAGAAAAGATGGACTGTGACAATAACCAAACTGTAGAATGGATTGATGACCACAAGAAAAAGTCCAGCGAAGATTACAACCCTTATAGTTATGTATGTGAGGTCGATCTTATGGAAAGTGGTTGTCGTGAAATTTTAGAGGACTTTGATTGGGGATATGAAGATTAAGCTATGAAGATTTTATTTTTGGTTTTGATTTTTTGTACGGTAAACAATACTTTAATTCAAGCAAAAGATCAGAGCCAGTTTATCAAGCATACAATTCGCTACGAACCGTTGCCGGTTGTTACTGCTAAACTAAAAGAATCGAACGATGTTAATAGACGCTTTTTAAAAAGAATTTTAGGAGAAAAGAATGAAGGGAATTTCTGTTGTCGCAATCTTGTTTTTTCTAGGGGTTGCAAGCGATGTTCGTGCAGATGAATGTTGCAAACCTCCGAGGCGAGTTGTTGAATTTAAATGTGTTAGTCCATGTGATATTCTTACCGGTGTTGGATGTTATTTAAAAGATGTGACATGCCTTACCGTTGATGGTGTGAAAACAGTTGTTACTGCTCCATTCAAAGCAGAGTGTTGTATTCCAAAGCCTAAGCGATGGGTATATGTCAAGCCTGAGTGGAGTTATGAGCGAGGTTATTTTAAAAAACTAGATGAGCCTACTCACTACAAAGGGTTTCCACTGGTTCCACCGAAGATTGACATGGGTAAACCCTTACCGAAAGATAAAGAGTATATCTTACCTTTGCATCGCGACCCAGCCGAGTCTACTGATTTTGTAACTCTCTATAAACGTAAATTCTAGTTTTGTCTGTGACTAGATTTTATTCAGGCCAGATTCCGTTCTTCGGTTTCTGGCTTTTTTTGTGAAGTTTCGGTTGACTTTAGACGATGTATAGGATATAATGATAAGACAGAACTGTTAATGATGGACTGGTAGCTCAGTTGGTCAGAGCAGGAAACTCATAATTTCTTGGTCGGGGGTTCAAGTCCCTCCCAGTCTACTCTGAATTAAATAAAATTAAGTTTTGGTGATTCTTACATGATAATTCAGGAACAACAAAATCACCACACGCCCTTGTAGCTCAATGGATAGAGCAACAGACTTCTAATCTGTAGGTTACACGTTCGAGTCGTGTCAGGGGTGCTTACTGGTACAAATAAAAGTTAAGTTTATCGGTTCTTAAACGATGTATCAGCAACATCAAAACCGATATTTGTGTTTATGTTTGTTTGTTTACTCTAGTATGGGGAACCCGTTAGATGACGGATTCAATTCGTGACGGTGTAATACCGATTGTTAGAAACGCTAAGTTCTGGGGGCTAAAGTTTAGCCCAGAGTTCATGAGCGATTATCGTAAGACTGTTGCTGTAATTAACAGCATACTTTCTGAACTAAGAAAGAGTCTTGTTTCTGGTGAGATTGTAAAGATCGACCGATTTAAAATCTACACCAAGGATGGTGAATACTCTGCTGCTGAGTATAATAAGCAGTTCTTGTCTCATCTGTATGATGTTGAGGGTAAGTGGAGCATGAAGCGTCAATTATTGTTCTATGCTATGGAGCGATACACTGGATACGCAAATCGTAATGATAATAAGAAAGTTCCATCAATCACCATCAAGCAAGATAAGAGTCTCTACTACAAAGAGTCTGGTTTTATCGAGGTGAATCTTGATGAAAGCAAACTGGTTGTAAAGACCCTGTGGGGCGAGCATGATGTTCCATTCAGTCATAGTTTGAAGGGCGAACGCATCAAGATGAAGAAGGGTAAGAAGGTGCTAACTACTGGTGGCAACTTCATAATCAGTCAGCGCGCTTTTGTTGCCGCTGTGGATTTTAATGTTGATGTATTGTACGAGCCAACAGGCGTACTTGCTAATGATCTAAATAAGTCAAGCAAGTCTTGGAATGTTTTTAATGATGGCTCGATCATCACTCCTAATAGTGAGATTTCTAGGCTTACAAAGGAAATCTTCCAGCTTAATAAGTTGCTAGATCAGGATAAGAAATTGCCTGTTGACAAGCGACAACTAAATAGCAAAGAAAGGAGAAAGGTTCGTCTAGCTTGGAAGGAAGCTCATAAGCGTTTGCGTGGTCATTGTTTGATTATTGCAGACGAGATTTGCAGCAAGGCTATTGAAAGCGAAAGTTTGCTTTGTATTGATAGTGTCAAGACTGGTCAAAAGAATGGTACTTTTGGTCAAGACCATTTAATACCTGCCCTGCAAACCATGTGTGAAAACCGAGGAATACCGTTTTATGTTGTTCCTTGCGCTAACACTTCCAGACGGTGTTCTGAATGTGGATATATTCACAAAGATAACAGGGTTGACACAGATAACTTTAGTTGTCAAGAATGTGGTCATCAATGCGATGCGCAACTGAATGGAGCAATTAACATCGCCTACCAAGGTTCGCGATTGTTTGAGGCTGGTGTACCATTTGGTAATTGGGCGAGAAGAAAAGTTGATACTCTTGTTGAAAAATACTCTCAACAGCAAATGTTAGTTGGTGACTCTAAGCATAGTTGAGGGATCAAGCAAAGTCACATAACTCTCACCAATAAAGATAAGTTATAGAGTTCTTAGTCAAGGTGTGAGCAAAACCAAAACTCTAATTGTCATCGTGGCGGAATAGGCAGACGCAACGGACTTAAAATCCGTTTTCCATTATGGAAGTGAGGGTTCGACTCCCTCCGATGACACTCTAGCCCCGAAAGGGGCTTTTTATTTAGACGGTGATGGTAGTCCAGCATCGTCGGCTCATGTAAAATTGTATAAAGACGTAATCGGGTGCAGTCTAGCGTTCCTGACCCAGCATGAGACAGTGAGAGACAGGCGAGTGTACGACCACTCCGAGAAATGGCAAAAAGAAAAAATCTTGGCACTGACCCACCACTGTCAACCAAGTCTGTGAAGTTCGCATTTTGCGAAAATTATTTAAGCCTACGAAAATTTGTCAGCATTTAAAGACCATTTCGCTCACTAGCACTACCTTACCGTGAGGTCTTTCTTAGTTCTTCACAGGTAAATGTGGTGTCGGTACGCAAATACAGAAAAAAATTCAAGAACCCACTTGACAAACGCCGATCATTAGACTATAATGGGGTAGTCAATAACACTTTACAAGGATTTTGCGATGTATAACCTGTGCTGTATCAGCAACGAACTCAAAGAGCAAGGCTACTCTTTCAAGACTATGACTTGGAAGCAGTTTAACAAGATCCGCGACACAGAAGGCGAGGAGCGCGCTCTGTTCCTGCTGGGCGAGCGTTGGTTCAACAATGTTGTCGTTACGCTCGAAACTATTGAAATGTGCGCCAGAGAAGGCTGGGGATACCGTGTTTCAAGCTCCCTATTCCCCGTTCTAACGCATCCTGATTTTAAATACGGCATTTCAGACGTTCCACAATACGATCAAATCCTAGAGCTGTTTGAAGAGTGCAGAGCGAACGATGCGTGGCAGGTCAGACTGTCTACACATCCAGATCAATTCAACGTGCTTGCCAGCGAGAACCAAGATGCTGTTGACAAGACCATCGCAGAACTTAATCATCATGGTTGGATCATGGATCAACTAGGTTGTCAGCGTAATTACTACAATCCCATGAATATCCATGTCAACTGTACCAAGGGCGATCCTGCTGATATTGCCGCACGATTTATGTCCAACCTAAACAAGACCGATCAGAGCGTAACCAGTCGTCTTGTTGTAGAGAACGAGGATCGCGGTTGCTGGACTGTTGCTAACTTGCTAGAACATTTTAATATTCCAATTACTTACGACAACTTGCACGACAAGTGTAATCCCGATGAATATTTAGACGATGCTGCTTACAAGTGTGCTAGAACTTGGGGTAACGTCAAACCCCTGTTCCATTACAGCGAATCGCATCCAGACAAGACTAATCCTCGCAGTCACGCAGACATGCCTACAGATTACCCTTTTAGTGACGAATTTGACTGGGATATAGAACTCAAGTCCAAGGACGCAGCAATTCGTGCTTTAGCGGGTGTCGAACTTACACAACAAGCACAAGAATTAGATATGGGATATTGACAAATGACCGCCAGATATGTATAAGTGGAGGGGTTTTGTACCCTGAAAGGAATTGAAAAATGAGTAGAGAGGTTAAGTTTAGGATTTGCCACGACTGGAACTCCCATAAAAGTATAATCTACCCAGATAAACTTAGAAATAATTATATGATAGGCATTGACGGAACCATATATGAAAATTATGGCACAGAGGATAAACCATTATGGGAGAATGTTTTTGATGCAACAGTCTTTTTGCAGCAATACACTGGACTTAAAGATAAGAATGGAGTGGAGATTTATGAAGGCGATATTCTAAAAACTTACGGGGAGTGTACTTGGAACGAAACTGTTACACCAGCAGAAGGAACCGTTGTGTGGTCTGATGAACCCGATGATGGTATTGGTTTTTTAATAAAGACTAAATGGGGGTTGTGGGACTTTGACTGTTTAGATATTCAGGTTGTTGGAAATATCTTTGAAGGAGTTGACGAATGAGTGGAAAAGGTGATCGTCAGCGACCCGTTGACAAAGAAACTTACGATAAGAATTATGAACTAATTGATTGGAGAGATAAAAATGAAAAGTAAATTAGAAGAAAATACACTTAAACTTGTTTTAATTCAGGGGTTGTGTGAAAAGCACATAGTCAGGTGTCCAGCGTCAGCAGCACAGGCATCTATGAAGTCACTAGCTATGAAAGTATTGGATATTATTGATGGTAAGTAAAATTATGTTGATCTGCGCATTTGCTATGGGTCATTTTCTATATTATGACTTGACAGGTGCGCTTTTGTTTGCTTTAATTGCTGTATGTATTGAATGGATGGTTGGTAAATGAATAAAAACAAACAACTAACAGTTATTGTCATTGGTCTTGTAATTATATTTCTTATACTTTACGATTTGTATGCACTTTTCTTTCTTGGCTCAACTGCTACAATTAGTGCAGTATTAAACGAATGGAGTTTTAACAGCCACCCACTGATTACATTTTCTGCTGGGGTTGTGGTTGGTGGTCTGATTGTTCATTTTTTTAAATGGAAACCCGTAAACAATGAAGATAAAATTTGACCACATCCAAGGGTTTGGTAAGGTCACAGATCAAGATTTTATTTACTCAGAACCTTATGGAGAACTTGAACCACACGAAAACCCAGAACACGCCCTAGATACTGGATGGATTCCGTGGGAAGATAAATGGTACAATATCAGATCTGTTAGGATTGATGTTAGCGCATACAACCCAAGCAAATCAATAAGAAGAACTCACAAAAAAATCAGATGCACTAAAAGTCATAAAATTAGTGATTACAATGACTTGGTTGATATGTACGAAAACTATTGCGATATAAGGGGTTTTAGAAGATCAATAGATATTGACAAAATAATTAAAAACTCATCGTGCAATCTTAGGTTTGAACTGGACGGTCGCACAGCGGGTTGGACATTCATGAAAGAGTTTGACGATTCGTTTGTGTCATCACAGTTCATAACAGACTACAGTTGCGGAAACCTATCACTTGGAAGAATATCTCAACACTACGAGTGCCTATGCGCAACAAACGAAAACAAAAAATACGTTTATATTCTTGGTGGCTATGAACAAGAGTGTAATTATAAATTATCTTTTCGTGGCGCAGAGTGGTGGACTGGTAAAGAGTGGTCAACAGATATTGACCTCTACACAAACCTCTGCGAGCGAGATAGCAATATAAGGATCGAAAACTATGAAGATATTTGAACCAGCTAATCAGGTTGAAGTAGAGACACCGAAAGGTAGAGCTTCAATATGGCTTGTCACTGAATACGGCACTGAAACAGAAAAGATTTTCACTTGCATTATTAAATCCACAGGTGAAATTTGGGAGTATCGCCCAGCAGATATTAGGGTTGTAAACAATATTACATTTGGGAGGATAATAAATAAACAATGATTAGGATTTGGAGGCTCTGGTGCAAAGCCGTTGGAGAAAAATCTGGGAAAGATAACAAAGAAAGTGACGCTATTGCGTTCTTTAGAACGATGATTATTTTACAAGCTGTCGTTACAAATGCTCTTATTACATACAATATTTTGAGAAGATTGAATGAATGAAAAACTAACAGAAGATAGAATTGAAATCGGTGCAAGGTTTTGCAAAGGACTAATCAGTGAGCGTCAGGCAATTTTCCTTCTTGTGACATCTGGATTGTCTCAAGAAGAAGCAAATATATTTCTTGAAACTATGGAGTATGGTGTTTTTGTAACAAGTAGAGTAATAATAAAATTATCATACACACTTATACTTGGCTTCATCGCCGTACTCTCAATCGGTTCTCTACTACTTCTGTTGTTTAAATAATTTTTGATTACCCATTGACTTTTAACAAGGTTCATACTATAATATAAGTAAAGGAGATTGATTATGTTTCATGATTTTCAAAAAGCATACAGAGAAATGCTAAAGAACGCTAGTCACATTGTCGATAGAGATGGTATTCATATTTCATTTCCAGAGGGCTTGTTCGCTAGGTTTGAGCAAGAATATAACCTATGCTTCGTTGAACCAGAGGACGATGTAATGTTCCGAAGCTGGCAAAATGATGGAGATCATAAAGATGAGGGGTGACTCAGGCATGTCCGACTCACAGTTTATAAGATTTCAAAATCTAATGAAAGATAAGGTAAAGAAATTCTCTGCTAAACTAGATGACGAACAACAAACAAAAAGAGCATTTAAACTAAAGAAAGATAACCTTACATTTTGGGACAAGATTGGGCTATGGTTGAGACGCAAATAAAAAACAGAGTAATTGTATTGAATATTGGTGAGCAACTCGCTTGTAGGGCTATTGCTTCTGAAAGATACAAGACCGCTAGAAAAGCTGGTGTTACTAACGCTAGAGTTGGCGATCAGTCAGACGAAGATACAGACCTTGAAGGTGTGGCAGCAGAGTTAGCGTTTGCAAAATTCTACAATGAATACCCAACGGGAGTATTTGATATTGGCGCTAGGTCATCCAAAAACGGCGAAGATTCAGAAGGTGATATTACTGTAAATGGATACACTATTGACGTAAAAGCAACTAAGTACCGATCAGGTAAACTTATTGCCGCACAGTGGAAAGACCACAGCAGCATTGATTATTATGCTTTAGTTGTTGGAGAGTTTCCAAGGTACGAAATTAAAGGCGTGATGAAATCTGAAGATTTGATTACGGATGACAGACTAAAACTTCTACCAAGAGGTAAAGTTAAAGTTTATCAGGCAGAACAAGATGAGTTATTATTTCCAGCAGAACTAGAGGAACGAGTTAATGGATAATTCAGTAGAACTTTTAGGATATTACGGGTCAGACGAGATAATCGCCTGTTCTGCGTGGACTTCAACCTCTAGGAATTTAACAGATGAAAAAAGAGCGAGAATTGGATCACTTATCGAAATGCTCTGGATCAACGGACACGAAACGCCGTTTGAAAAGGGAGTCGTACACTTTTTGGTCGATACTGATATTGCTAGTCATATACACCTTCTCAAGCATCGTATTAGCTCGCTCAATGCCGAGTCTGCTCGTTATAAAGAATTAAAGGAAGATAAATACTTCCTACCGGAAGATTGGGGCGACACTACTTGTACCGAAGTAATCAGATACCCAACTGAATGTGGAGCAAAATGGACTGATATTTTAAGAGTTTACACAGAATATGGCAATGAACTTTATCACCAATGTATCAAAGACCTTGAACCAGTATTGGGACGCAAGCGAGCGAAAGAGTCAGCGAGATTCTTCAAGACTTACAACAGTCAGATTCAGGCTGATGTGATGTTTAATATGCGTAGCTTTGGTAACTTTGTTAAATTAAGGAATAGTCAGCACGCACAAAAAGAGATTCGTGAGATCGCACAGCAGATGTGGGATTTGGTTGCCACGATTGAGGGCGAACCATTTAAACATACTTTACAAGCTATTTGGAATGGGAGAGATTAGATGACATACAAAAAACACGCTTTAGATGGGCTAAGAAACAGAGCAGAAGCAGACCAATTTGAGGCTTTGGCGAGTTTGAAGATCATGCTAGACCATCCGGCTGGCATCGGAGATCATAGCACTACCGACCTTCATAACAACCTTAATGAAGCGTTGTCAAAACTGGCAGACGCAGAAGATAGACTTGAAACATTAAGGAAATATTATGGAGAGCTAAATGACTAAAACGAACGTCTATATTATAGTCTCAATTATTTCAGAGGAAGATGATTTTTCAGTAGAGCCTTTAGGTGTTTACTCTGATCTAAACGATGCGCTAGAGTGGGTAACTCAACTTGAAGCAAACACAATGAACAACTCATCAAGATCCGAGACTATGTATGATGTTCTTGAGTTTGAACTTGATAAAAAGCCATTCATATTAGACTGGTTAAAGAAAAAGAAGCAAGTAACGCTAGATAGTATTGAAAAGACAATGATTAAACTTATGAAAGATGGTCATGTCGATCAACTTATTGGCGAAGATGGTCATTTTTATTACACTCTTACTGAGTCAGGTAAAAAAATATTTAAAGGAATACCAAGCCAAGTAAAGAAGTTTTTTAGAAAGGACTAGCCACCTTAACTCAATGGTAGAGTAGCTGATTTGTAATCAGCCTGTTGAGGGTTCGAGTCCCTTGGGTGGCTCTGTAGTTTGTGTTTTAAACTCAGGGGGTTCTATATGAGAGAAAAAGCTGCATCAAGTTATAATCGTGAAACCAAAAAGCCAGACAGGAGAGACTTCTATCTAGGTTTTTTATCTTCTACATGTATTTCAATGTTTGTAATTATGTGGAAAGCTGGATTAATTTTGTGATTAGGTCTTGACAGTCGGAAAACGTAAACTATAATAGAGTGAGAAAGCCTGTATAAAGGTCTTATGGATGTTGTCGGAGACGGCGGGGCAGTACCGCCCGCCTCCACTTACGGGGGCGAAACAGATTCGATCCACAATATGAAGTAATGTATCTCAGGTCGAGGTTGGTCAGTTGGCCTCGTTAAAAGCTGACTAAATTTTAATTGCAGAGGAAACTCTAGCATTGGCAGCGTAAGTTGTCACGGGGAGTTGCCCGTCCTTGCTACCCAAACGGGCGTTTTTAATTGGAGACTATTTATGGACTTGTCTTACCTAATCAATGAAGATCACACGCCGACTATTTGGGATAATATGTTTTTCTCTGAGGCTGTTTTATGGTCGAGAATGTCACATGATACCCAAACTCAGTGTGGCTGTGTTCTAGTAAAGAATAAAGCTACAATATCAACTGGGTATAATGGTTTTATGCGTGACATAAATGATCTGGCTTTTCCAACAAAGAGGCCAGAAAAATATCCGTTTATGATTCACGCAGAAGCAAACGCTGTTTATAACGCAGCAAGAGAAGGTAAATCAACAGTGGGAGCAACTGCATACGTTACAGCACCACCATGTACTAATTGCCTACAAATGCTTTGGCAATGCGGAATACAAGAAATATATTTCAGTGATTTATCTTCACCGAAACAGTGTTTTTATGGAGATGTTTATGGGCAAGTTTTAGGACAAATCACTCAAAGGATTAAGTTCTTGTATGTTCCAAAAAGAAAACTAACCGGTATTTTTTTGAAAGAATCTTCTGAAAAATTTTCACAAAACGATTGACAAATAAGACACTTTAGACTATAATATAGTAAACCGAAGCCAATCAAATCACTATTTGAAGGAGAATTAAATGGCATCAATGGCAGAAATGGTTGAAGCGCATTTGTTAAATGTGCAAAGAGAGGTTCAAACTCTCAATGAACGAAAGACGCAGATTGACCAAGAGATTGCTCGTCTGCAAGAGTATTTACGAGACGGTTCGGCTACTTTGGAGGAAGCTAAAACTCCACCAGCAACCCCAGTAGCAGAAACATCACCACAAACTTCTTTATTTTAGGAGAGTATTATGGATAGCAAAGAGTTTTATATCACGTTGGCTTCGCTTCCTGCGAGCTACAACTTTGGAGTAGAAAACAATTCTATTGTTGGAACAACCAACAGAGGTGCTGCTAGAGGTGTGACATTTAACCCTTTAACAGCAGTTGCCTATCGCTTGACCGGAGAAGTATTCGGAACAAATAAGCGTGAAACACAAAAGGCTGGGAAAGTCCTTGGCCTAACACGCGAATTTACAAATCATGTTTATGACGCAACCACGAGCGTATCCAATCGTGGTAATGCACAAGTAGTCCGTGGTAAAATCAAAAACGCTTTGGGAGTATAAATTATGGATAGTAATTGTTGGCTTGGTGTCGGTCGCTTAACCAAAGATGCAGAGTTCTCGACTACAAAGAAGGGAACTTCAATGAGTAAGTTTCGTATGGCTGTCAATGATCGCCGTAACGATAAGACGTTGTTTGTGAACGTCCTTTGTTTTGGGAAGATGGCTGAGAACCTACAATCCAGACTCGTAAGAGGACGACCTGTTTCGATTCAGGGCAAACTCAATATCGAGGATTACGAGGATGAGAATCAAAACAAGAAAAACTCAGTCTGCATTATGGCAGATGAAATCTCTCTCGGCCCCGACCCATCGGGTTCAACAGACACATAATTTAACGCTAATCATTAAAGATAAGTTAGGATTCTTAATCAAGATTAGTGGAATCGCAAAATCCCTGTTGTTACAAAAGCTAAGTTAGGATTCTTACGCGAAGCAACAGAAAAGACAAAATCCATCATCAGTAACCGCCTTCTATCAGGCTACCGTTTGGACTACAAAACGGAAAATACGCAATGTTACTGACCTAACCCCATTGAGCTACGCTTGGTGGGGTTTTTTAATACAACGACGCCGTAGCAAACCCTTTGTTATGCCTAATGGGTAACAAAGGAGGTCTACTATGACAAACTCAACTTTAATTAATAACTTTATGAACCGCAGTATTGGTTGGGATTACGTGATGGAAGAGTTAGATAAGTTGCATAGCAACAAGTCTAGCAACTTTCCCCCATACAATATTGTTTCTACAGATGGTGGTACAGAAATTCAGCTTGCTCTTGCTGGATACAGCAAGGAAGACATTTCTGTGACCTTTCAGGACAGAATTTTGACAATTTCCTCAAGAGGGGTTGACAAAGAGGACGATGTAAAGTATAATTACAGAGGTGTTGCCAAGCGAGCGTTCACTACGAAGTTCACACTTGGTCAATATCATGAGGTTTTGGATGTCGCCATGCGTGATGGCATGTTGTACGTTACTATTATGGAAGTGATTCCAGAAGAACGACAGCTCAAGACATTCACTATTAACTAATTTCTTTAGGGTTTGCTACGGTGTTTTTATGGTAGAAAACGTTGGTCTTTCAGACGCACTCGCTACTATTATTTCTACGGGATTTATTCTTATACTTATTGCCGGTGGTATTGCCGGATACATGAACAACAATATCCAGCCTTTTGGAACTCCAGAATTTATTAAAGATCTAAAAGAAGACAAGATTAAGATTGGTTACATCGAAAGTGCGCCACCACCCTTGCCAGATGAAATCACTCAGATGAAGAGAGAAATCGAATATCTTAAATTGAAGAAACAGCTAGACGAACTAAAAGCTGAAACTACTGAACCAGCCGTAGACACTAAACTAATAAACGATTGCATTGAAGCGCTTGTAGCTCTTGGTGACAAGAAATCAGTCGCCCGATCAAAAGCAAATAGATATTTTGTAAACAACCCAGAAACCAAAACAGTAGACGAATTTATCTCAGGAGTATTTAAAGTATGATTAATCTGATGACACCAATCAACCAACTTGGCTATGGAGTGGCTGGATTAAATATCCTAAAAGCCTTGCAGAAACAGACCAATGTAGCACTTCACATGATTGGTCAACCGCAAGTAACAACAGAAGAAGATGCAAGCGCTGTCAGGAGAGGCTTAGAAGTCGCTAAACTCTATGATAAAAATGCGCCATGTGTAAAGATTTGGCATCAGAACCAGATGGCAGAAAGAATTGGCTCTGGCGACTTTTATGGATTCCCCATCTTTGAACTAGATACATTTAACGACCTAGAAAAGCACCATCTAAACTCAACTGACGGTCTTATAACCTGCTCAAAATGGGCTAGTGATGTCTGTAAGACCAACCTTGGATATAGTAGTAGCATAGCTCCGCTAGGTGTAGATATGAATATTTTTCAGCCAGCTACACCAAGGAATGACGGCAAAATTATCTTTTTTAATTGTGGTAAATGGGAAGTTCGCAAGAGTCATGACATTCTAATAGAAGCATTTAGAAAAGTCTCACAAGAATTTCCTAATACAGAATTATGGATGATGTGCAGCAACCCCTTTAACTCCCCTGAAGAAAATGCAAAATGGTTACAACTCTACAACCATCCCAAAGTAAAAATTATTCCACGGGCTGAGACACAAAGGGATGTGTATAATATAATGGCTCAGGTCACATGTGGCGTATTTCCTTCTCGTGGAGAAGGCTGGAATTTAGAACTTCTTGAGATGATGGCTGTTGGCAAACATGTGATTGCTACAAACTACTCTGCGCATACTGAATTTTGCACTGAAGATAATTGCGGACTTGTACCAATAAGCCACACAGAGCCAGCGTATGATGGCAAATGGTTCTTTGGTCAGGGGAACTGGGCGGCAATCAACGCGCTTGAAATTGATATTTTGGTTAGAAATATGAAGAATATTGCATCAAAATATAACGGCGAGCGCAACGAAGCTGGCATCGAGACTGCTAAACAATTCACTTGGGAGAAAACAGCCAGTGACATTCTTAAATCTATTCAATAGAAAAAAACCTGAAGAAAAACCTTCAGAAGATCTTGAACAAACAAAAGAAACAGAGGATGTAGTTGGCTCTGTCACGTTCTATGTAAGAGAATCAAAAGATGATATCTTTTTAGATCTACATATATCTAACTACGAAGATGAAACTTTAGAAAAATTCGCCAAAATACTAGCTGGTTTAGCCTCTATAAAAATGCAGTTAGAAACTATAAATATGCTAAAAGGGTGTTTTGAGGATGATGAAGTTGAAGTTTTTGAAAAAATCATAGGACATGTAATAACTGAGACGCAGAAAGACGCAGAACAATTAGAAAAAATAAACAAGGAGAACAAAAAGGGGGACGACCAACCGTGGATTAAACCATCAGAAATTGTCGAATAATATGGGAGACATACCATGAAAAAAACCCTAAAAATAGGCTGGCAGAAGTACGAGGATGTAATTGAATCTCAACTAAATTCACCAATCATCGACCAGCTTTATGCCGCTATGATGAAAAAGCATAATCAATATCGCGATATTGATTTAGAGGGATTGCAAGAAGAAGGTATCAACCCTGAAGATTTAGAGGCGCTAATGGAAGAAGGGGCAGCTCCTTCGATTAGTCTTGATGAAAACTTAGCTGGTGAAATTAATCTAGCAACTAATTTTGATTGCTGGATTGGTCACACAAATTTTAATATTACACTTGACATTAAGGATGAGCTTGATAAAATAGAAGGAGTAGAACTGTTAAAAGTATTTAGTAGATATAGATTTCTGGTAGGAGTTGGGCGCATGTTTGACTTTCCAGATGTAAGAAAAAGAATAGAAGAACTTTGTAAACCCCAATAAGGAATTTAAGTATGAATATTGAGTTAACTAACGTATTGAATGAAATTACTAACGAAGCAGCCATGAAAAATCTTACCAAAGAAGATATAGAAAAAGTGTCGGTTCGAGCGGCTGGTAGCTTCGTTGGGGTCTTATCTTTTGAAGAGATTGAGTCATGTATTTTAAATGCTTTTTGGAAGGCTTGCGATAAATACGATACAGACAAAAACTGTAAATTCACAACCTATTTTTATAAAGGTGTAATCATGGAGTGCCTTAGTCAGAAGAAATTTAATCAGAATAAAGCACCTGTAAGAATTTATGAAGGTATCGTATCCTATAATAATAACTCTGTTGACGAAGTTGATATGCTCGACGAAATCAACTCCATTTGCGATGACCCCCAACTTGTTTACGACAGATTTTATAAGAACATGTCTATTAAAGAAATCGCCACCAACTTGGGGGTATGCAGCGAGACTGTAAGGGTTAGAATTAAGAAAAATCTCAAGAAATTAAAGAAGAATATGACTGCTTTTAGTGTATAATAGAGTAGGACACAGGAATTTTTTAAGGATTTGGAAACAAACTTTTAATGTTTCCCTGTATTTGGAGATTTATTATGCCTGTTAGATCAACAACTGGTTCAGACGGCGATTACGCCGCTGGAAAATCTGCCGCTAGTGGCGTGCAGAACGGCGGTACTGTTATTAATGCTGGTAGCAACGCTGCCGGAATTATGACCCGAAACCTTGCTTTGACTGAAATTGCTGATAATTTTGGTGGAGTAATTGGTTCTAAAGTTTTAGAAAATGATGGCACTGGAAGTCAATATAGCGACCGTGTTGGCGTTGCAAAAGCTGTTAGCGGTGGAACTCTAGCCTACAATGCACCCGCAGATAAGTGGGTAATTAGAGGTGTTTCAACAACTATTGGTGGTGTTAGCAATGACGTACTCCTTAGCAAAGGTACTAAAGGCGCTGGTCACATGGACTACGCTTCCAGCGGTACTTTAAATGGTGGAGTTGTTGCCAACAGAAAAATCGGTACTACTCCGACAATCGACCTATTGGCTGCACCTGCGTCTGGCCTCAACTCGTTCTTCACGAAGGGTGCTGGCGCTGGTAATGTTAACACGTTCATCAACCCAGCCGATGGAACCACTGCTGTTTCTTCGGAGATTTTCCCAACTCGCGCAGTTCCGGGCGAGCTTACCTACAATTTTGGTGCTGCAAACCCAACAACAGACGAGTACAAAGCGAAAGATTCTTACGAAGACGCATCTGATACATCATCGTAATCTTTCCTATTGATAAGTTAACCTAACCCCTTCGGGGGTTAGGCTTTTTAACCTTTCATTTGGAGAAATGCAATGATCTCAGCAGAAGAAGTGGTGAAGTGGGGTACTAGCCTTATTGGTGGTGGTGGCGCACTAATCTCTTTCATTCTGTTTCTAAGGAAAACATTTAAAGCTGTAGATCTTTTCACAAAAGAACAGGAAATAATCAAAAAAGCAGTAACAGATATTAAAGCAGAAGTAACCCATAATGGCGGCAAATCTATCAAAGATGTAGTAACCGGACTTAAATTAACGGCGGAAAGAATAGAAACTAGACAAAAGATATTAGATCAGCGTTCAAAAGCCGCACTCCACTATAACCAAAGAGCTTTATTCGAGGTTGAAAAATCTGGAAGAATCACTTGGGTTAATGAAGAGTTTCAAAAATTAACTAGAGAAAATGGAGAGCTTGAAGGATACGATTGGTTTTCCATAGTTCATGAGGATCATAGAGAAGGTTTTATAAAAGAAGTAAGATCTTGCTTACGGATGTGCAGGAAAATTGATATAGAGACTGTCTCTGTTAAAGGAAGAGGCATACATTTCGCTGGCTATCCATATAAGATTGGAGCCTGTGAACATGAGGGATTTCTTATACACGTTTTCTGCCAGAATAACTGCGCAGGCTTATTAAAGGAGAAAAATGATGAATGAAGGTTCACCAAGTTTTAAACTTAACGTAGATGATGTTGTTGGCGTTGTAAAAAATGCAGCACTTGTTGGTGGCGCAGCGGCATTAACAGTTGTTGCACAAAATTTACAAGTTATTGATTTTGGTTTGTACGGGCCTCTTTTTGTGCCTGTGCTTGCAGTTGGTCTTGACACCGTTATTAAGTGGATGAAGAACAACGCTAAATAAAGAATCGAGGATGACATGATTGATTTTAATTCGCCACGCGAATTGCTTAACGCATATCGCAACGGTTTTGCCGGTGGCTTCTGTGAACCGGAAGAAACAGCAGAATTACTTGGTCAGTTAAAATCTCCCTTGTTTGGCGCTGCTGCGCACAAGTTATTTGGGGCGGGAGAGGGCAAGCTCTCTCTCCCCTTCAAATCTCTTCTTAAATTTGATCCGTCTTTTGGCCCTTCTGAGCGACAGACTACAGGAGATTGTGTGTCTCACGCTACACGAAACGCTGTAGATATAACAAGGGCGGTTGAGATTGATATAAAGGGAGAATCAGAATCTTTTGAGGCTCGTGGAGCTACGGAATGTATCTATCAAAGTCGCGGCCATAAGAGACAGGGGATGACCTGCTCTGGAGCCGCAAAATACGTGCATGAGCATGGAGGTATTATCCTTAGAAAAGATTATGGTATAGTAGACTTGTCTAAATATAATTCCGAACTTGGAACAAGACATAAAGTACCATTTGATGTTTATGTTAGAGAAGCCAGAAAACATCAAGTTAAAACCATATCTCTTATCAAAACCGTAGAAGAAGCTAGAGACGCTCTAGCAAATGGCTATGCCATATCTGTATGTTCTGGATATGGATTTTCTTCACGAAGAGATAGTAAGGGTATAGCCTCTAAAAAGGGTGGCTGGAGTCACGCTATGGCTTGGATAGCCTGTGACGACACAAGAGAAAGGCACAACGAAACCTTATTTTTAGTTCAAAACTCTTGGGGTAAGTGGAACTCAGGCCCAAGGGTTTATGACCAACCGGAAGGCAGCTTTTGGATTAGAGAAAAAGATGCCAAAGGTATGTTAGCATCAAATGGGTCTTGGGTTTTCAGTAATGTAGATGGTTTTCCAGCAAGAGATTTACCAAACTATGGAACAACTACCTTTTTATAAGATAGGAACCAGATGAAAAAGTTGTCAATAATATTAGCAATCCTATTAACGACCGGTTGCACACAAGAAAGTAATAAATCAGAAGGTAACCCAGAGTATCGCGCATATATAGCCACGAGGATGGCTCAGTCTATATTAGAGTACCAAAAAGAATCAGACGAACAAATTGTAGAAGAGTTATGCGATGGCTCTGGTTGGATAACTCAGGGTGATGGACATAGAACAGAATGTCCCGGATGCGCAGCGTGTGAAAGCAAGGGTCAAGAACCAGAAATTGAATGGTCTGACGAATCTATACAAGTCAATGAAATATTAGAAGAGTTTAAGATTCCAATTCAAACAGAACCAGAACCAGACATAATTAAAACTGAAGTAGAAGTGAAGACTAACCGGGAAGGGCCAGTTCGTAGATTATTTAGTAAGTAAACACAATATTCTAAGGTAAGCACCATGAGTGATTTAAACACTGTCGCAAACCGAGTAGGCGCACATGTATCCGCTAAAGAAGGTTCTTATAGTATTGACCCCTTAACTATATCCATAATTATAACTATCATTACTAATCTCATTAAACTGTGGTGGTCATGCAGAAGTGAAAAGAAGGTTCGATCAGAACTACAAAACCCCTCTTGGCTATTTAGATTATTTCTAAAAAGAGAAATTAGAAAACACTCAAAAGGAAAACAAAGAGAAATTCTTTTTGGCGCATTTATGGATGTTGCCCCAACACTATCCGAGAAGGAAATTAATAACATTTTAAAAGAGATAGGAGAGACTGAATGAATACATTTCAATGGGTCATGATTGGGTTTGCAGTTTTACTGGTTGCACCAATCCTGTTAAATAAAGTAAAGGCGTTAATTCCAGAGCGTAAACCTATTGAGCTTCCTCCGCCAGTTCCGCAACCAAACCTATTAGACCATGACCACACCGACCTAGTTGATGTTGTCGAGTGTTGGCAACATCTAATTGAATGTTGTAAGGTAAACGGGATGAAAGAAGCCGCAGATGAAATTTATAAAGTATTTCCGTTATTTGCCAATAAAGGAGTAGACAATGAGTGATTCATTAAGGATTATCTTGGCGCTATGTCTCGTTGTTGGTGCCTTATTTGGCGAAAAAGCTATCGAGGCTGTAAAAAATAACATAGAGATTGTAAATGATCCGGTTGTTAGTGTAGATGAACCATCCTTAGAATTTAAAGAGTTAGTAAGGCCGATTACAAACTTAGATATATCGACCGACGATGCGAACATGCTAACAGCATTTTATTTAGAAATGGCAGATGTGATTGATGAAGATAATGGTATAATTGAATCTACAGAAGAGTTCAGAAACTTTAATATGATGGCTGGTATGCTCCACTTTAACACTTCACTAAAAGATAAATATGAAACTTTAGGTGAAGACATTGATGGGGCTATAGTAGCAGCTATTGGTAAACAAAGCGTCAGTTTGGAATCAAAACGAGAAGACCTCGTGTCTATCCTAGAAGCTATCGCTTGGAGTGTTAATAAATGATCTTAGAAAAAATCGTAGATATACTGACTAAAAAGTATGATATCAAAAAAGAAGATGTCGAAAAGGTTAAGAAGATTTTAGATAAGATCAAATTTACTAAGAGAGATGGCAAAGATGTAATGGTTATTGATATCGGTGAAGGTATTGAATTGACCATTGTTCAAAAAGAAAAATAATAGTCTATCACACCCGCCACACCTCTGTTCTACATGTGCATCTTTGGCGGGTTTTTTTTGTTTTAAGGTTGACAAACGGCAGATTAGAAGCTATAATAACTATAACGCTGAATGTCTAACATCATTGAAAATAGGAACACATATCCATGCAAGTGATTAAAAGAAACGGAGAAAAAGAAACCTTCTCTGTTGAAAAAATTCATAAAGTCGTTCAATGGGCTACCAACAATATCAACGGCGTTAGCTTTTCTGATATTGAAATGAACGCAAACCTCTCTCTCTATGATGGGGTTAGTAGCTCAGACATCCATCAGATTCTTATTAAATCTGCAAACGATCTAATTTCTAGACAAGCACCAAACTATCAGTATGTTGCAGCAAGACTGTTAAATATGCAATTAAGAAAAGAAGTTTGGAAAAGTGGTAGCACACCACCTTCATTCCAGCACCTACTTGAAGTCAATGTTGACAGTGGAATGTATGACCCACATATTTTAAAAAAATGGAGCAAGGGAGATATAGACACGCTTGGAAAGTACATAAACCATAGTAGAGACGATCAATTTACATACGCTGGACTACAGCAACTTATTGATAAATATCTTGTAAAAAATCGTGGAATTAATCGTATTTATGAAACTCCACAGTTTGCGTATATGTGTATCGCTATGTGTCTGTTTGATAATATCGACGAGGTAAAAAAGGCTTATGACTGTTACTCTACCTTTAAAATCAACCTTCCTACCCCTATCATGGCTGGCGTTAGGACCAATATTCGCCAGTTCGCCTCGTGTGTTCTGGTCGATGTGGATGACAATCTTGATGCTATTTTTAGTAGCATACATGCTGTCGGCAAATACACCGCTAGAAGAGCAGGAATCGGACTCAACATCGGACGTATGCGACCAATTAATTCGCCCATCAGAGGAGGCGAGGTAATCCACACAGGTCTTATTCCATACCTGAAGAACTTTGAGTCGGCTGTTAAATCAACGTCTCAGAACGGCTTGCGTGGTGGCTCTGCTACCGTTCATGTACCATTCTGGCACTATGAAATTGAAGATATCATGGTTCTTAAAAATAATGCTGGTACAGATGATAACCGAGTTCGTAAATTAGACTATAGTGTTCAGTTTTGTAAACTGTTTTACGAGAGACTTCTAAACAACGAAGACGTTACACTATTTAGTCCGCACGAAGCTAAAGGTTTGTACGAGGCTTTTGGAGACAACGAAAAGTTTGAAGAGCTATATTTAAAGTATGAAAACGCAAGGTCTTTTAAGTTCAAAAAGAAAGTCCCAGCTAGAAAGTTGGCAGAGGTTTTTGCTCGTGAACGTCTGGAAACTGGTCGTATTTATAGTATGAACATTGACTCAGCCAATGAACACGGATCGTGGGCTACACCCTGTTATATGTCTAATTTGTGTCAAGAAATCATCCACCCTACAAACCCAATTAAATCCATTGACGATCCAGAAGGAGAAATTGGTATTTGCATCCTTTCTGCCTTAAACTTACTTGAGCTTAACAATGAAAAAGATATTGAAGAAGCGTGCCGCATGGCAGTCAGAACTCTTGACGCTGTAATTGATTATCAAGAATACCCCGTTCTAGCTGGTGAAAAATTTACTAAAAACAGAAGATCGCTTGGTGTTGGCGTAACAAACCTTGCTGGGTTCTTGGCTAAGAACAAACTTTTCTATAATGAAAAAGAAGCGTTACAGCTAGTGCATGAGACAATGGAGCAGATCCAGTGGAATTTAATTAGCGCAAGCTGCGAGTTAGCTGAAGAAAAAGGTGCATGTCCTAAGTTTAATGAAACAAAATACGCACAAGGATTGCTACCGATTGACTGGTACAAGAAGACTGTTGACGAATTAGTAAAACCACAATACAATATGGATTGGGAGGAATTACGTGAACGTGTTAAAAAATATGGCTTGCGACACTCTACACTATCTGCTATTATGCCTTGTGAATCTAGCTCCGTCATTCAAAACTCTACCAATGGAATTGAGCCAGTACGGAGCTTGCTCATTTCCAAGAAAGCAAAAAACGGAGTACTTAAACAATTAGTACCAAACTATCACATGCGTAAGAATTATTACACGATGGCTTGGGATATGCCCGACAATAAAGGTATGATGAACGTAGCTGCTGTCATACAGAAATTTGTGGATATGAGCATGAGTACTAACCTGTATTATAATTATGCTCACTATGAGGGTGGAAACATCCCATTAAGTGTTCTTATTAAAGATCAAATATATGGGTATAAATACGGACTAAAAAACTTTTATTATTGTAATACGCCCGATGGTGACGGCGAGACTGAAAAAGATATGAACTGCGAATCTGGAGCTTGCGCGATATGAAAACTATTTTTAATACGAAGAACGTTGACCCGATGTCTCAACCTCTATTCCTTGGTAAAGACCTTGGAGTTCAAAGATATGATATAGTAAAATACCCAGTCTTTAAAGGCTTAGACAGTAAACAGATGATGAACTTCTGGCGACCAGAAGAGATCGAACTGAAGAAAGATCGTGGTGATTTTAAAGAAATGTCTGACAACGAGAAGTTTATCTTTACTTCCAATCTAAAATATCAAACAATGCTTGATAGTGTGATTTGTCGTGGCGTACCAACTCTTCTTGAATATGTAACAAACACTGAACTTGAAGCATGTATGATGACTTGGCAGTTCTTTGAGAAGATTCATTCGCAAAGCTACAGCTATATCATTCAAAATGTTTATGCCGATAGCTCCGAAGTGTTTGGCGGAATTTATCAAGATAAAGAGATTATGAAGCGTGCAAATAGCGCGATTGCTGACTATAATAACCTAATGGGAATGGCTTGTAATTCTACCAAGATTTCCGATTTAAAAAAGCAAATTTATATGACGGTTATCAGTATTAATATTCTTGAAGCTGTGAGGTTCTACGTTAGTTTTATTTGTAGCTTTGCCTTTGCCGAAAACAAAAAAATGGTTGGTAACGCCGACATCATCAAACTAATCAAGCGAGACGAGGCTTTGCACTTGACAAATACGCAAGAGATTCTTAAAATCCTACATAGAGAAGAATCTGAAGGATTCACTAAGGTTGCAGAGCAGTGTCAAGAAGATGCTATTCAGATGTTCGAGAACGCAGCAAAAGAAGAAAAAGAATGGGCATCATACCTCTTTAAAGATGGTTCTATCATTGGTCTTAATGAGGTTGTGCTTCATCAATATATCGACTGGCTGTGCATGTCAAGACGTAAAAACATTGGACTGCCATATGAAAGCGTTGGCAGAAATCCTATCGCTGGCTGGACAGAGCATTGGCTAAATAGTGAAAGTGTTCAGGTTGCACCACAAGAACACGAAATTACTTCGTATAAAATTGGTGCTAGTAAAAACGATTTAGAAGACATGGATTTTGGAGATTTAGGACTATGAATGAAGAGTGTCAAGACTATAAAGCTAGACAAGAAATGTTGAATAGTATTTCATCTAATATCGGCACTAAAACTTATCTTGAAAAGATTACACGGTGGCATCACGATAGAAACCTTATTCAAGGCTCTACAGATAAAGATCAGTTCTGCAAACTAATGCAAGAGGCTGGAGAATTATCTGACAGTATTTGCAAAGGTAAAGATGTGTCGGATGACATTGGGGACATGATTGTAGTATTAATTAATATTGCAGAAAGGAATGGTCTTAGCATATCATCCTGCTTAAAAAGGGCGTGGGATGACATCAAAGACAGGAAAGGTAAAATGGTTGATGGAGTTTTTGTTAAAGAATCCGACCTATAAACCTTCCATAAAGGGTAATAAATGAAAACTAAAAGACAACGAAGAGAAGAACAAAAAGCACCGCAGAAAGTTAAACCCTTAGAAGCTAAAACATATAACCAAAAAGAGTATATTAGAAATATTATTGAAAACGACATTATCTTTTGTTCAGGCCCAGCCGGTTCCGGCAAATCATTTGTTGCGGCTGGAATAGCAGCAGAACATTTACACAGAGGAGAGATTGAAAAGGTAATTGTAACAAGACCTTTAATTTGTACAGGTAAAGATATTGGACATTTGCCCGGAGAGATGGGAGAAAAAATTGCCCCATACTTATTACCTATGAAAGAAAACTTACAATACTTTCTAGGTCAAGCATATTATGGTTTATACGCAAATGAAGGACAGATTCAATACAAACCACTAGAGGTTATGAGAGGTTCTACGTTTCACAATTCGTATATGATTTTAGACGAAGCTCAAAACTGTACCGAAGATCAAATTAAAATGTTTGTATCTCGGATGGGGGAAGGGTCAAAAGTTTTAATCAACGGCGACATAGATCAGGACGACCTAAGAGGAAGAAGCGGCTTGGCCTTTTGTATGGATAGATTACAGGGTATTGAAGGTATCGCTGTGTGCAAATTAGGATATGAAGATATACAAAGAAATGGAATAATCGGTAGATTTCTTAAAGCATTGGAGGACTAAATGCCACTATATGATTATGAATGTAAAAACTGTGGGGCGGAAGTTAGTGATGTATTCCAAAAGGTTACAGAGCCAGAACTTAAAAAATGTTCCACATGCAACCAAGACTCATTGTTTAGAGTTGTCACCGGCGGGCTTCACAGTTTTATGGCTGGTAGTAATACCATTGGTAGCCTAGCAGATAAAAACGCTAGGATTAATAAAAATTTAATTAATGAAAATATTCATCGCAAACAAGAATCAGAGCCTAAAGAAGAAAAACCGTGGTATCATGAACATACCACAGCTACCAATAAAGAGGTAAGCAAAATGTCGAAAGAACAGAAAGCTAGATACATTATGGAGGGTAAAAAGTAATGTCATTAGACTCAATTAAAAAAGACACTAAGCCTAAGACTGTGCATGAGTTAGGGTTTGATAAGAGCGGATCAATGGTAGAACAAAAAACCAACAAGGATCATTACGGCAAGATTGTTTATGTTGATGGCGTAGAATACTCCCACCATATTAAAGTATTAGAAAGTAATGTTTATGACCCACTCGGAGCATATTCTAACAGGAGAAGATATCTTCAAGCGTCATTTAAGAAGGTATCAGCAAAGACATTTAATTATTACATGATGTATCTTAAAACAAACAATTCAATTTACTTAACCCGCGCTCAAAGAGGATTTATTAACAATGACTAAAACAGGACCACTCAGTAAAGCAGAACAATTTTATATTGAAAACAAAGTTCCAGAAGGCGTAACAGTTGATGAGCTTGCCAAAGAATTGGATAGGACAAAGAAATCTATTCAAACATATGTAGACAAAAATGACATCAAGGCTTCTTCTGATTCCAAAAAAGAAACTCTACTGTCACAACAATTCGCTAAAAATCGAGGCTCTACAGTAATGACTCCAAACGCATCTATCATGGCAGATGAAATGCGAATGAATTTTAACAGTAACAAATCATCAAGAAGAAGATGTATCACAAAGATTAAAGATGAATAATACAGAATTTTTAAAAAGATACCGACAAGATAAGACTTCTGTGTGGGTCAAAGTAAAACTAACTAACGATAAAGAGTTTTATTTTACTAACTATAAAGGTAGCTGGGAAGGAATTAAAGCAACGTGCGACTTTAAGAATCTATTTATTAAAGAATTTATATTGCAATTTCGCTCTCACGAAGTTATTATAGATATACCAGAAGACGCTGACGCATTTTATTTTGTCAGATCAATCTTGGGTCAAATGGGTGCCGACTGCCAACACTACTACACTGTTGGGGTTATCAAGGGTGACAATGTTCAAAAGGACATGTATATCATACCAGAGCTTATTAAAGACAAAAGTTATGAAGACAACATTGAATCTTGTTTTGAAGAAGGTATAATCTATGATGGCAGAAAAAAGAAGAAAGAGAACTGATAAAAGCAAGTATAAGCATGAAAGCACCGGCGATTACTGCACCTGTGCTGCTTATGTTGCTGAAATCATGTGTAAGAAAAACGCAGAGAACAAAAACCAAGGCTCTTTGCCATACAAGTTCTGGAATAAAAAACCTTGGGATTGGACTTTCCGAAAACAACTCTGTGCCGCAAATAACATGATAAAAAAATACTCCGAAGAAGCTCTAGTGAAAGCGATTCACTCAGATGACTTTCGTGGAATTTTTTCTCTAAATCATCCAAAAGCTACTGGGATAATTCAGAGGTATCAGCTAGTATTAGATACACAGGCTGATGATATTCAAATCATTGAAGTCAAAGAAAATCCGACGCACCAAAAGAAGCGATTCGGTAAAAAAAGTAATTTATTAAACAAATTGAGGGATATTGAAAATGGCGAAGAAGAAAGCTAAAGTTACCGAATTCTTGGATGATGCAATTAGCAATCAGATTATTAAAAAATATGGAGCAATAGTTGAGTCTGGTAATCAAGTTCTAGCCACTCTTGAAAACTATAGGACGATTGGGATCTCTCCAGCGCTTGATATTGCTCTTGGCGGTGGTTTGCGCGAAGGTCAATGTGTCGCCATGACTGGTGACCCAAAGACCGGAAAGACAACCACAGCGCTGTATTTCGCGGCTAAGGCTCAAGCCGCTGGTAAAAATGTTATCTACTTTAATACTGAGGGCCGACTGACAAAAGAAAATTTTCGAGGCATTAAAGGATTAAACGTAGAAAAGATTAAGATCGTTCAAGCTACCGACGAGCAACCAATCGTTTCGGCAGAAACGTATCTCAATGCTATTGAAACCTACATCAAGAATACACCAGACCTAGTTGCTATCATTGACTCTGCATCTAATATGGTTCCTCAAGATGAGCTTGACGGAGAGATTAGGTCGGGTGTTCGCAATTTGCTTCCGAGGCTTCTCTCTATGTTCTTTAAAAGAATTAGCGGCGACGTTTCTCGAATGAAAGCTATCTGTATTTTTATTACACATAATATTGCTAATACTAGCGGTAGCAGGTATGCACCAGCAAAGATGGCGGACTGTGGTAACATGCTTCAATTTCAAGTCGGCACCAATATGATTATCACTCACCGTGGTAAATGGGAAGTACCTAAAGAGTCTGGAAATCATGTTGGACAAGTAGCTAACTGGGTTATTAAAACTTCTGCTGCTGGTGGTAGACCAAATTCTACAGCTGAAAGCTGGATTAAGTACGGGGTTGGTATTGATGAATCACAGGAGATTGCTCAGATTGCTAGCGAATTTGCCATGATTAGCCGTAGCGGAGCTTGGTACACGATTACATGCGCCGTTGAAAACAAAGACGACCCAGTTATTAAAAATTGGCTAATGCAGAACGATGTAAATGCCGATAACGATGAAGACATAGAAAGAGCCTTCAAGTTTCAAGGTATGGATAAAGTTACTACGTTCTTGGAAGAAAACGAAGAGATCACTCAGTTTATCTATGAGCAAATCAGAGAAGTGTTCATATGAAAATTACTGGACTAAATGGTAGAGAGTACAATTTAGACTTAAAGAAATATTCACATCAAAGATCAAAATGCTCTTTCTATCATAAGGTTGCTAGAGAACTATTAGCTGATATGTTCTCAGGTTATCATATATATGAAGAAGTAAAACTTCCCGGAACAGTAAATCCTTCAAAAAAATCTGTGCTATATCTTGACTTCTTAATTCCTAATGCTATAATGGCTATAGAGGTTCACGGACAACAGCACTTTGAATATGTACCATACTTTCATAAGACAAAGGCCGGTTTTTTACAATCAAAGGCTAGAGATCGCGCTAAAGCAGAATGGTGTGAATTAAATGGACTTACACTCGTTGAACTTAGATGGGATGAATCTGTCGAGTATTGGAGAGAAAAAATTGAACGCAGCAGATAGACTAAAAAATTTCTTAGACGGTATTGAAAGATACATCAACGGACATAACTTAAACCCATCACCCTTTAATCCTGAGTTTGCCATAGCTGAGACTTTTTCTTTAGAGCAGCTTGGTAGGCTAACACAGGACGAATGTTTTAACTATGGGCTACAGCTTTATCAATACGCAGACCATGTAGCTAGAGAAAAAGCTCAGTGCGAGACTGTTCTTATGTGGTGCGAGCATAATCTTCAGGGTGTTATCGCGAGCGAGATTAACTCTGG